ACTACATTTTAGTAAAAAGGAGATTCATTTCCTTTTATGACACATGAGTTCAGATATGTGTCTACTAAATTTGATAATATTAGCTCTTCAGTTTCATTATTTTTAGTGTATTTAATTACACCGTCTATAACTACGAATGATTTATGTTTCCAATATTTGCCTGACTTAACTGCGTACCACGCTTTATAAGTATAATCTGGATGTAGATAAATGTTCTTATTAGGAACTTTAACTAATTTGCTCTTCCATAATTTAATTTCAGCTACATAAGCGTCTTTTTCTTCTTGTGACCATTCAGTACTCATAATATAATCATTTGTGTGAACAATAAGATATCAAATAAAATCGTAGAAGCCAAGCTTAAGACGAACAAGGTTGATCAGAACAAAAGAGCTCCTAATGGAGCTCAAATTGTTCTTTTGCTAAAGACCTAGTATCGGCAGATACAATTAATACATATTGTTTATTTTGTATCTTTTTTATTTTTAAACCTGTCCCAAATTCTTATTATATTAAGCGCTAAACCTGTTAATAACACGAGTACCGTGATTTCGGCTTGGAATTGCATTATAAACGAAAATAAACCGGCTATAGTAAAAGTATTTGCGGTTGCGTCTGCTATATGATTATCATTCATTGTTTAAACTGTTGGGGCTGCTGATTTATATGGATGTCCTACTGGCAAATCACCTTCTAATCCCCATTTCCAAGCCAAATATCCTTCCATTTTTTGTCTATCTGAAGTTGAATCTTTTGCATTAATTAAAACAATTTCTGCAATATCACCAACTAAATAAGAACCATATTGGTCATTACCTATTTTACCAGAACTAAATACAGTACTTGTTCCCCACTTTCCTGCACTAACAGTTCCATCTGCACTACCATTTAAATAGAAATCACCATCTAATGTAGCATTATCTCCTACTATACCAAAGTTATACCAAGTATTATATGATAAAGTTGTAAGAGCAGATCTCCATTCACTTGTATAAGTTCCCCATTGAGGATAAGATGCATCACCTTCGTATAATGTTGAAACAGAATCTGTTCCTGTCCCTTTATAGAACACATAGGCTACAGCATAACTATTTTTATCTCTTTGTCTTCCTATTGAATAAACAGATACATCTCTATTAGTATAAGGAGTATTTGGTAAATCTAAACTTAATCCAGCTCCTGGCCCAGCGCTAAAAGTTAACACATCATATCCATTTAATTGATATGTTCCCCAACCTGGCATAAGAGTACTTGTTCCTTGAGATGCATTATAACCGTTTCCACTTTTATCATTCCAACCACTAACTGTTGATGGGCTATAACTATGTAAAACAGTTGCTGTATCTGCTGCATCATACCAAGCAAATAAATTTGCATTATCTGCTGGTGTCCATAATGTTGGACCTGCTGCTACTTCTTGTTTTACAAAGGCAAAAGGGGTAAATACTGGCATATATTATACTAAGTTTTTAACGTTACTCAAATATAGGTTTGAAGCATCAAATGAAATAAATGTTACAATATCTTCTGCGTTAGCAGTTGATGTTGGAGTATAAAGACTTTCTGATACTTGTAATACTGAGCTTGGGAAATTAATTGAACCTGAAGCAACACTCGCTTGTTTTACTTTCAAATTAATTGTTTGACCTGCTGTTATATTACTTGGGTTAACATAGGTTGTTGAACCTGATACTAATGTTAATGTGAAGAAATTACCTGTTGAGCAATCAAGTGAAGCCGTTTCAGAAACAATACTTAAAGTATTTACATTACCTATTACTTGACCTCCAATTACAAAATTATCAGCATATGAAGCTGTTCTTGCGTAAGAAGCAGTTGCATTAACATTAGTTGTTGTTAATGTGTCTGTTGATGGATTATATTGAAGTTGACTTCCTCCATCATATCTTAATGTTTTATAATTTTCACCTTCAGCCTCATTAATAAATGCTACAGAATAATTAACATTATCATCTGCTCCAAGAGTATTAATATAAGATGCTGAAGTAGCACTTTGAGCATAAGATGCTGAAGTAACTGTTCCTAATAATACAGAAGCAGTAGCTGCATAACTTGCTGAAGTAGCTGTTGAAGCATTACCTGAAAGAGTACCTGTGAATGTAGTAGCATTTATATTAGTTGCACTAAGTGTATTTGTTGAAGGAACAAATTGTAAACTTGTATCAGTGTGAGGAGTTGTATAACCATTAGCTGTAACAAAAGTAACATAATTTGAATTTACATCACTTCCATTATTTGTTACATTAACAAATGAAGCTGAAGTAGCTGTATCAGCATTACCTTGTAAACTTCCTGTAATTCCATTATGGAATATTCCTGAACCACTTACATTTAATGGACCTGTTAAAATATCTACTGTACCATATAATGTTTGAGTATCATTTGAGGCATCACCGAATTGGTTTGAACCTGAAGAATAAATAACAGAAGCTGATTCATAAGTAACATTTAAGAAACCAATACTAGCTGTTCCTAATACTACAGCATTTCCAGCTGTAAAGAATCCAGAAGCACTAATTGCATTAGTTGTTGAATTTCCTTGATCTGTTACTGTTTGTAAATCAGGTGTTGAAACATTTTCTGCGTACGAAGCAGTAGTTGCATAACTAGCACTTGTTGCTGTACTAGCGGCTGTTGCATAAGATGCGCTTATACTCGAAGTAACGTTGTTTATAACGCCGTTAAATGTTGAACCGTCGCCTTTAGTGAAGGTAATTTGAGCGTCGCTAAAAGACGCTGTAGTAAGGAGAGAACCAGTATCTGTTGAACCACCTCCTGCAATAGAGCTGGTTGCAAAATAAGTTAATCTGCCTGTTGTAGTATCGTATCCAAGCACATTTGCTTTAGCTGTATTTGCTAATCCAACTATATTAATACTATCTGAACCTGAAATCTTTAATTGGTCTGTTGCTGATTGTAATGTAACATAGAAATTACCTCCGTTGGTTTTAAAGGTTAAGTCATTACCATTTTGATCTACAATACGATTATTATCTAATGTTCCATCACCTGTATAAATTGTAGTTGCACCTGCATTTTCAGCATAAGAGGCAGTTACAGCGTAAGATGCTGAAGTAGCACTAGCAGCAGTGGTAGCATAACTTGCTGTAGTTGCATTATTGGCTAATGAGGCAGTAATTAATAAACTACCTGTTAAATTGCTTCCAAGTCCTGTTTGCAAGAAGCTACCACTTTCTTGTACGAGGTACTGGAAGGATTCTGAAATGTAAAGATTTGATAAATTACGGCTCATTTTTATTAATAATTTTTAGCCCAACCTGGAGGTGGGAATTGAGGGAATCTTGAATCTGAAATAGGTAATCCTGCTTCAACCGCTTCCTTCCAATGATAACCTCTAACACCGTAACGCATTACAATTGGTGAACGGAATTGAGATCCATAATCTGGATATTGTTGATACAAGAAATTATTTTCGTTTAGTTCTGGGTATGTAGTTGTATTTTCAATTAGATAGTTAACTAATTTTTCTGCGTACCAATCAAATTTATTTTTAACTGACTCGCGCTTTCTGTCATACCAAGTACCATCTACTTTTTCACTATTTTCTCCTCCGGTTGGAGACAATAAACCATTATTTCTTGGGCGAATATAAATGGCTTCTAATGCTTCATAATATGCAGCATACAATAAAGCATTTTGTATATAATCGTTTACTAACGTTTGATAAGCACCTGTTAAGCTGCTTGACTGAATATCGCTAAGAATTTTCTCATACAATGCAGTGCCTGTTAAACGTTGTATATGAATGTCTTGCGCTTCACGCACAGCATTCCTTAATAATTCAGTTGAGACATTATTATTCAGATCAGTAAACTGTCTCAATTTTGCCTCTGATATAATAAATACGTCTGTCATTATTGTATATTTTCTATTGCTACTTGTTGGTTAGCGTCTTTTTCTGCTTGTTTAATTTCTGCTTCTAAAATATTATCATCACCAACTTCTGCTTCATCTGAAGTTACAACATCAACTTCTTCACTTCCATCAGTAAATAGTTTTAATTGTTCAACTCCTAAGGCAAAATCAGATCCTGGATTTTGTAAGTAAAGCAAATACTCTAAGCAAGACAAAATATCTTGTTGCATTGGTCTAACTACTGTATTTAAGAATAATAAATAAGCGTCAGTAACCTCTGTTCTACCTCCTAATTGACCTTCAGTTTTAATACCTAAGATCATTGGACTTGTAATTCTATGAGCAGTAAGTATTTTCTGCATTACCATATCATTCAAGTCTGTATAATAACCATCAGCTCCATTTTGTGGAATTGGAGTTATTACAGGAGCATTTTCTGGACTATCAACGTCCATATAAACTAATTGACCAGCGTTATCAGTACCTTGATACTGTAATCTTAACATTGATTCAATAGCTTGTCTTTCGTCCTCATTAGCATTTGTAAAAGTAGTGATTGCTAATGAAGGCGCTAATCCGTTCATAATATTGTTAACGTGGAAGTTATCTACTTCTGTATCTAATTCAATTACTTTTAAAGCACCTACATAATCAGGTAAGCTATAATAGCGTTGTCCTGGTCTGTAAGGATTATAAATGTATAATTGGTTAGGTTCTTCTTCACGTCTTTCAGGGTTAAATACAGGCAAATATTGTTTGTCTTCTAAACTAATACTTCCTCTAAATTTGTATTTATTATCCCACTCATCAGATACAAAGTATCCTGGGATTTTACCTCTGTGATCTTTTTCTTTAGCTCTGACCCATGAAGCATCAATATGATAAATCTCAGCAATGCGAGATCTATCCATTGACCAAATTACTTCAAAGCAAAAATAACCAAACAGCTTATAGTCAATAGCTGCTTTATCAAAAATATCATTCCAGGTTTCACCATCTGAATTTGCTTTATCTAGCAATTCAGGCATATCACAAGTCAATCCTTCTCCTGTAATGCCCTCCACTGTTGCATTTACACAGGTATTATGTACAGATGAATTGTTAAATAGGTGAATTAATTTACCTGGGAAATCGTTGTACTCACCAAACTTGATAAAGTGTTCTTCTTTGGTCTCAAATG